GGTTGTACGCCATGCCTGCGGGTGTGAACAATGAGTTCGGGTTCTGCGCGGGTAGCCCAGTAGCAGAGGCTGCAAAGCCTGTCTGCTCTGGCAGGGGATTGTTACCCGTCATCATCTCAGTAAATGCAGAGGGGTTAGTCAGGAAGCGTTGCGCTTGAGTGGGTAGATTAGCTAGGTAATTGCTCGCTTCATCAAGACTGGGTAACCCTGACCACATTGATGATTGTGCAGCAGGGGAAGGAGCATTAGCTACTTGAGTAGCGTAACGCATGTCATCAATAGAGGGCGCGGGTAACGGCTGAGCGTTATCCCATTCTGAGGGAGCACCTTGTACTGATACTGATGAGTTGTCAAGAGCCATGCGTTTTACCTGAATGGGTTTTTTGCAAATTATAACTGATTAAACAGAGTATGGGTTGATTCTGCGAGGTTTAGTTTCATCTATGTAATCATCAGAGTTGTCATATACGTAATCGGTAGTGATGAACCCCGCGTCCCGCAGGTAGCGTAGGGCTTGACTGGTAGCGTCAACAAGGTCATCATGTCTCACCTCGGGGAATGCGCAGAGTTGATTAACGAGTGGATCACACCAACTCCTATGCACCTTAGGTTTACTCTCACTCTCAGGTAGGTAGACTAGACCCTTAGCAATAATCGGGGATACGATGTTTAAGCGAGTAGTTTTATCTGCTTGACCTGGATTGTAAGCACGTACAGGTAGACCAGCGCGCTGTAAGTCTTGAATGAGTGAGATGCCTGCGCTCTTGTCCTCGATCAAAACTAGGTCCACCTTCTTTCCGTTACCCCATTCGTCATCATCTCCGTAGATTGAACCATACTCCTCAACCACGCGCGGTCTCAAGTCGGGATACTGCATGTGCTCAGTCCAGCAGTCGATAACCATGACGGACATTGGCTTGTCTGGGCTGGGTTTGAATATGCCGAGCACTACGCAGGCTGTCGGGTCATTTTTGGTCTTGTCGCTCGTTGCGCAATCATAACTCTGCACTACGTATGTGAACTGAGGCAGGGCGCGCTTAGCTGGCCAGAGTTTGAACCATGGTCTCTTGATGATGCCTGACTCCTCAGGGTCAATCAACTCAGCGTAGAGTTCTTGCCTTCCCAGCGTTGTACCCTCGTATTGGAGGATCTGCTTCTTGAACGTCGGGGCGAGGTTATCTATGTTGTCATAAGTAGAGGCTGAGACGTAAGCAACGTCATCACCGTCACGAGCCACAAGGTCAACAATGAGGGGCTTTGGCTTTGGAGTAGTGGTGCAGATTAACTTAGGATGCTGCCCTAGGCGCATACCGAACTGAATCATATCCCACGATTCATCAAGGTAGTCCCATGCTGCGAGTTCATCCAGCCAGCCATGATGAAACTGTGGACCACGGAAGCGTCCAGGCTCAGAGGCAGGAATACCCTTAATCATAGATCCGTTGATTAGAGTCAGTTCATTCAAAGAACTCTTATACCCGTTAGGCATGATGATCTCATGTGGTATTACATTCAAGATTCCCGACTCACCTTCAAAGCAGGTGTCTCGTACGTCAGCACTGGTAGGAGCCGAGACTAGGTAACGTATGTTCGGTTGATCCCATGCTGTCCACCAACATTCCTCAGCTGCGGTACGGGTCTTACCTGCTCCGCGCCCAGCGAGTAAAAGCCAAATTGACCACCAGTCTCCTTTCGGTTCAATCTGATGATTACCCGCAATAGCGAGCCACTGCATGCGTTTGATTACGGCAGCGCGATGAGGCGCAGGCAAGTGATCCAGTGGATTAGGCTTAGACAGTTCCCGCTTTACAATCTCAGCAACATTCACCGTATTATCCGATGCCGTGGAACTTTTCAATCTTACGAATGAGTTCAAGCAGTTCAACCGAGCGGTCATGCTCAGCTATCAACGGTATATTGAACAATTCCTGTATGTCAGCGAATGACATTGGACGCAGGCGGTCTCGGGCACGTTCAGGTTTTACGCAAGTGCAGAACGGAAGCGTTACTCCCGTCATCAAGCCCTGAAGCGGAATCAACCCTCCGCAGTTATCGCATGTGCTCATATAATTCCATGTGCGCGTTCAACAGCGCGGATTGCAGCAAAGGTCAAACCTTGATGACTCGCCATTAGCTCTTCCGCTTTGTCATGACTCATTGGTGAAAGTTCCTTCGGATGAAACGCCTTGTCAACTTTCAACGCGTCAAAGAAGGCAATCCCCTTCTTAAGTACAGCAATGTCACTACGCATTGTACTGAAGCCTTCAACTTCCTGATTAGCTGAAGCGTTCTGCATTGGGACGAACCCATCAGGATGATAATCCTTATCAGTCATTTTAAGAATCCTAACTTCTTTAAACGCTCTTTGATAATTTCCCAGCTTTTTGTTGAATCGTGCATGTTAATTACCTGCCTCTTTCTGTTTGACTGCGAGGAGCTTCGCCATCAATTCCTTAGCAAAGGTTCCTGCCTGTTCAATTTCAATCGGGTTACCGTCGGGTCCGCTCATCTCAACAGCAGCAATTGCCTTACCGTCTAGGCGGTCGCTAATCTCTTTGATTGCACTCATGTCACCTTCCTCAGCTAGCCTAAACAGCGTATCCGCTATGCGGTCTAGCTTCTTCGGGTCTTGAGTTATTTTCCTGCGCAGTAATGCAACGAATGCTCCCCGCTTAGCAGCGTTGTCATTAGCTTTTTGCCCACCAGATAGCTTCTTTGTGTCAGAAATCATACGAGTCCTAAAATGTTGATTTGTGAGAATTATCGCTCATTTTTACTCAAAGGCAAAATGGGTTCAATTTCTACCTTTCCGTTCTTTGTTGAAATCTTTGCTCTACCTTCAGCAATGTCTTTTAAAGTAGCAGTAATAATCATCAACATGAAGACTGCTTTCTTCATTTCAAATTGATATTTAACTGCAAAAACAGAAGCCAAAACAGCCCAAAGCAAAAGAAACAATTCAGCAATACTCAAGTCAATTCCCATCTTTCCATTCTCCTAAAAAACCTATCGGTTCAAATTCATCGGTTCACTCTAAGAGAAAAACCGATGAACCGATAGCGACAACCTAATATCTATTGGGGCATGAATTCCCCATATAGAGATGATTATGTTCAAGAGTTGCGGGTATCGGTTTCATTGAACCGATTAAGAACCGATAGCGTCTCTAAGCTATACCCCGCTTGGCTCCCTATCGGTTCACCTATCGGTTCACTCATGATATCATTTCCCAATTACCAGCAAACTTGTAAATTTCATTCTGAGAGAAGTGCCAGCCTCTTTCCTTAATTTGTTTTGGACTGAATACTTCCCTTTCTAACTTACCCTCATTAGTCAAATCTAAAAGCAGATTCTTGAGAGTGGTTGCATTCATTCCTGTCAAATCACGAATCTTACGGGCTGTTGCGGGTTCATCAAAATTGTTTAATTTACGTATTGCATCAAAAATCTTATTAGCCTCACTTTGCTCCTTTGCCTCGTTATTCAATTCAGCGCGGTCGTTAGGGGCTGACTCAAAGTATTCAGTAGTGAAGTAATCTATATTAATCGGCTCGCCGTATGGTGTTAAGCCTTCAATTACGTGACGTTTGATTTCAGCGCGCACCTCTTGAATGATTGCACCGTCGCGGTCTTTACCGTTACCGAGTAACCTACCCGTTATGTTCCTAGGGTGTACAATACCCATTGTGCCGTGACAGTCCGCAGCGACCGAGCCAGCACCGCGTGAAGTTAATTCTTTATAGTTATCCATCTCTGATGAAGACTTTGTAATGTGCGTTACAATCCAGACGGGTATACGGTGTTCCTCCCAGAAGTGAAATTTAATCTCACTAATAAACTTTGAGAGTTCAGCATTGTTGTTCTCATCTTCAACGTCTAGACTAGCAGCTTGAGTATCAAATACTACAAGGGCAGGTACGCTCTTACCGTCCTGCTCTGTGTTGTAATCTTTTACTACCTCGGCTAGTTTCTTTATCTGGTTTGGTTTATACCGCTGAGTGAGTTTAATTTGAAAGTACTGACGCCATTCTGCTTCTTTCTCTTCTGCACTTGAGAACTCTTTACTTTGGTGGATCTTCATCCCCATAACCATCTTATTAACCTGATTCGTGTCCTCAGTGAAGTAAAACACAACGCGCCTATGCCTTGGTGTCAAGAAGTTAGGATTAACGAGGTGCGCTACGTTTGCGCATAGAGGAGCAATTACCGACGTCTTACCTTTACCTTGAGAACCAGCAATACTCCGCACACCTTCACCAATGAAGTTATCAATCACCCAATCAGGGGCAATCATCTTACCTGACCATTGGTCTATGTCAATTATTAAGGGGCTTTTAACTCCGCTCACTTCTTTTACTGATTCACTTACCTCGGTATATTCAAATTCAGAGTTCTTTGAGGCGTAATGATATAACGTCCCGAGGCTAATCTCCCCACGGGAGTTGGCGTATACGTCATTCCATTGGTCCTCAATGTCTGAATCACTAGCTACGGCATGATGTATTCCGCGGGAACGCTTAGACCAATCATAGAACAATTGATATCCGTTCGGTACACGTGCAAGTGAAAAGCCTACCTGTAACCAGGTATCACGCGGACAATCTGAATCGATAAACCTCAACGCGCGCTCAATGTCTTCTATTTGAGACTGACTCAGTATCAATTGCCCTAATGAGCCTTTACCTTGAGTTTCATCATCTGATAGATCTTTGTCTATGTTCCGCTTGATAAAAGGTTTTAGGTCAACAATGTCTCCGTCACGGAACATATTACCAGTGAAGGTAAAGTACTTAGCGCGGGAGTAGTATTCCCAACCTGACTCTCCGCTTTTGTTTTTACCACGGAAGTATTCACCATAACCTATAGCATGCACCCCGTTACCACTCGGACTCATTTCTACGTATCCTGGTAGTTTTTCTGCTAGGGAATCATTATTGTGTTCTTTAATATTGTCAAGGTCAATACCCTGCCAGTAGCCTTCACCGTCGCGCCCTAATGCAAAGCCCAAACCAGTAAAGTTTCTTTCACCTAGTATTTCAACTGCGCGGTCATAATCTACCAGTCTTTCTAAGTCATCAGGTGTGTCTAACGTACCGCGCCTAAATGTACCGTCGGCATAATACGGAACCTTACGGGACTTATTGCTGTTACTTTTATCTTTCTCACTACGCCAGAGTAGCCATCGCTTAGCGTTACGCATACGCTCAGGTACGATGTCTTTAAAGCCATCATTACTTTTTATTTCCTCGGTGTTGTAATCCCCAAGGTTAAAACCAAATCTGTTTGACATTCAGTTATCTCGCATTAAGTTATAAAAACTAAACTCACTTCAGGTCTACCCACTCTAGGAATATAATTCCCAAATGATGTCGGTCAACTCTGCGAGGAGGAGTGGGTAGAACTGAAATGAGTTAAGCTGCCGACATGAGCAATTATAGCCTGTTTGAAAATGCAAGGGTTTTCACTGGTAAAATAACGCTTGCCTGATTGAACCTTTATCAGCTAAAATATAAATTGCTTCAACTTATAACCGTTTAAATAAAGGAAATATCATGAATCTTGAATTACCTATTTCAGCCGTAAACCCTTTACAGTCCGAGGGTCTAACTCAGAAGTATCACATGATTCATACTACTGATGTAATAGACATAATGACTGAGAATGATTTTATAGTTACTCAGGTACACGCTATGAAGCCTCGAGTCCGTGACCCTAGAATCGTTCAACACTTTATTCGCTTGCGTCATAAATCACATTCATGTGAAATCAACGGCACAATACCTGAAGTATTAGTGGTGAATTCAAACGATGGTTCTACTTCATTACGCATGGATGCTGCACTTTTCCGTTTGATTTGCGGGAATGGTTTAATTGTTAAATCAGCGGACATATACCGTGCTCGTATTAGGCATGTTGACGTAACCGAGCAGGTAGTAATTGAAGAAGCTAATAAAGTAATTCACGCTGCTATGCAATCTGCTAAGCGTATTGAGTTACTTCAGCAGAAGATTCTAAAAGGTTATGCGGTATACAACTTTGCTACCGAGGCAAGTGAACTCGCACTCAAAATTGTAGGGGCTGTAATAAAGCCAGGAGACCTACTTGCTTCTAGGCGGAATGAAGATGAAGGTAGTGAACTCTGGCACGTACTAAATAGAGTTCAAGAGAATCTAGTTAAAGGTGGAATAACCTACACTACTCAAAAAGGTCGGCA